GTTCCAGATAATTGTGTAGAGGTTCCTAAATCAATATTATGATTATTTTGTGTTATTGCTTTTTTTAAATTATTAATATCACTTACTGATAGTATTTGATTATAAATTTCAAATTTATACATTACACCTTTAAATCCTCCCTTCTTACCAGAACCTACATCCATAGTACCTCTTGTAATATTTGGATATGAAAAAACATTTTTTTTTATATTTTTTTTCTCTATAGATTTATAATCTAAATATAATGATATATCTGTAGAATTGTCTTTTTTTTCTGCCATTAATAAAATAGATTTATATTTACCGTCTTCAATATCAAACACGGCTTTATTATTTCCATCTAAATCAATTCTGCCTTCTATCGTTATTTTTTTATTTTCATAATAAAAATACATTTCATATTTATCGTTATCACCTTGTAAAAAAAAAAAAGTAAATGGTCCTTTACTTGTATCAAAATCTAAAATAATATGGATAGAATATATTTCTCTATTACTTAAATCAAGTTTTAATACTCTACCACCATTACCATCCCCACCCATTATTCTATAATGTTGTAAACTAACATTATTTCCATTTTCTGTTGGTGATCCTAGTTTATATGGTAGTCTAGCGTTTACACTACCAGCAGTCCAAGGAATCAACAATAAATGATTTGGAGCACTTGGACTAGTTATATCTTTTATAACAGATGGATTTAATAAATTACTAAAATTGTATTTTAAAATAGGATTAGGCATTCTTAGTTATTATTAATATTTTATTTATGAAAAAATTATTATAATCTAACCAATCCAATAATTCATATTACTAAAACCTTCATTAACCTGTGTAATATCTTTTTCTTTTTGTAGACATTCCTCTTTACTATAAAGTTCGCATTTTTGGTTAGAACCATAACACTTACTAATACCGTCATTATCAATTCCCCCATAAAAATAAGTATCTTCGGTAGGGGAATAGTGTTTACGGCATTGAAATCCACTCAAATCCTTTATTTTCTGTAAAACTTCTTGTTTATCTTTAATAATGGTATCGTTACTGAAAATAGACGAATATTCTCGGTTACTATATTTATTTAAATGTTGAATGCGATTTTCCTGATTTTGACAAGTTTTCAGATTATCATATTCTAAATATTTATCATCCTTAAAGGAAATCTCATTACTAAAATGTTCAGTCATATTTCTGTATCGTTGGTTAATTTCTCCTACAAAAGATTCACTGGGATTAGGTGCTAATGAAACATCGAATTTGCTCTCCATTTTAAAATCTATAACTAAATCCATCTGTTCGGGTGTTAGTTCGTGATATTCTTTAGTTTTAGAAAGTTCAATTATTTTAGATAAAGAAATAGTTTTATAAAAGTCATATGTTCCGATATGTTCCTGTAAATCCTTTCGTTGTATTACAGTGAGCGCGTCCCATTTTAGATGTTCTTCTACTCCTTTTAAACTATCTATTAATTTTGTTAATTCTTCTAATTTAAGAGCGTCTCTTTCTGCTTTATTTCCTTGGGTTCTCTTTTTCTTATAGGAAGTATATTTATCGGAGTCTAAGACTCCAAATTGATTAGTAATATGGTTAAATTTACCAACTATATAATTATCTCTACCTAAAACATTACCTTTTTTATCTAAATTAACTTTACAATATGGAATATCTAAGATACATTTAGTTAGCACAGGATTAAGATTATTATCTAGAATATTGAATTTTCTATCTGGAAATTCTTCGAGAAAATCTTCGTTGTTAGGTCCTAAAAATCTACCTATCATAGATACTTCATCATTAAAATAGGGTAATAAATCATCCGGGCAATTACCCTTAGTGAATAGGTTAATAGATTTACGAGGTATAGTTTGATAGTTAGCGCTATTGACTTTTTGATCAATATTAATTATAGTTTGTATGTTATATTGTTGATTTTTACTAAAATCGATACTAAATTCACAGATACTATCATCTATATCGTCTAATGTTAAAACAAAACCGTATTTTTTATTTTTAGGATTAGTTTTAATTTTATGACTCACTAAATAACCAGACGATAATGTATTGGTATGTTCAAGTGGTTTTGTTTCGTATTTTAGTATATTTTCTTGATTAGTTTTTAAATTTCTTTGAAATAGGAAATCAGTGAGAGTATTAAGTTGAGTATAGTTTTCTATAAGTAATTTCTTATTCATTCTACTTATAACGATGTCATTTTCAAGTAATAAGTTTTTATTATTGAAGTTTTTAATTTTAGTTAGTATTTCTTGTTTTTTATCGTTAGGAACTATTTCTTTACTTGAAAATGTGTCGGTTTTTTTAATTATAACTAAGAGTATAAGTAATATGATAATAGGTGTTATAATACGTATAGATTTCATTAGTTAATACTTATTTAATGTAAATATTATATTTTTAGAAAAAGAAAATGGAAAAATAAAAATAAAGTGCTTAATTGGAGTAAGCAAGACCACCCATACCACTCATGATTCTGAGAACATTGTAGTTAGTGGCGTAGACTCTTACCTTGGCACCATTAGTAATTCTGGCAGATAAGGTAAGGTGGAGAGTAGCGTTGTCAATTCTGGACATATTGCAAGTTCCAGATGGCTGGTGTTCCTCGGGTTTGAGACCGAAGGAGTAGACATTGACACCAGTGACTGGCACGTTCTCGTGGTGCTGGTATGGCTGGACTAAGTTAAAGTATCTTCCTTCTCTTTCGGAGAATCTGTCGTGTCCGTTAAGCTGTAACTTGGCTCTGAGGACAGGGTTAAGACCCTGGTCATAGACAGCGTTTTCAGCAGATAATAAACCAGCATCATGAGCAGCGGTTCCTATCATACCACCGATGCTACCTTGTGCGGCAATTTCATCAGTTCCTAAACCGAAATTTTGATCATTAGCTTTAACAACTCCAGCTTCAGGAGCAGTATCGATGATACCATCCATAATGTCGTTCATGTTGAAGGCATCTCCCTGGACGTATGGGGTGACATCAACGGTATCGGTGTAATTAAACCACTGTCTACCAGCAATTTTAGCATCAGTAGGAGCAGCCACCACACAGTCATCTCTCTGCACAACCCAAATAAGTTCCTTACAAGGGTGGTTGAAATTTAACTTAACCTTGACATTGGACTGGGAAACAGATTCATCACCAGTGAACTGGAGCTGTTCGATGAGGTATTCGTGAGACACCTGGGCAAATCTTCTTCTTTCGTCGGTATCTAAGTAGATGTAGTCGACATATAAAGAAGCACTATCTAAAGCTACACTGGTAGTAGCAGTTCCACCAACTCCAGAACATTCATCAAATGTTCTGAATTCTAAGTTAATCTTGACTTCGTGGTATTGGAGAGCAATTAATGGAAGAGCAAGACCAGGGTTTCTGCAGAACCAGAACTGAAGTGGAATGAAAAGAGTGGTAGCGGGAGTGACACCTTTGACAGAACCCGATTGTCTGGGGTCAGTGGCAGAAGCCATTCCGGCAGCACCAGCAACAGGTCTGTATAACTTATCAACGTTACCAACCATATTAGCGTATCCAGCCTGTCTTCCAGATGTCTGGGAAAGTTCATTCCAGATGTGGAGCCAGTCACCGTAGTGTTTGTCGATTCTCTGACCACCAATTTCGACTTCCACGTTCTTGACAAGAGCGTGTCCTACCCAATTAACCCATCTGAAATAGCCAGAATCAGCAGTAGCTACTGATGGTAATCCAACCTGTAAGTAAACTCTGTGGATTAAGTCACCATTTCTGGAAATGGTGCAGTTAACCTTTCTGCCGAAATCAGCAGATCCACTGAAAGTCTGTTCAATAGCTTCCATCGAGAAGTTGGTATGTCTTCTGTAGACCACCTTGAAGAAGGTAATCTGGGGATTACCTGTTAAGTAGATATCTTGAGCGCCATAGGCAACGAGCTGCATTAATCCTCCTCCCATTTTTTAAGTTTTTATAATTTAAGCCAAGAAAATAATTTTCCCTAAATAAATAATAAACTTATTTAAATTTTAATAAAACCCCTTAAATAATAAATATAATAAAATAACCCCCTATAAAGTTAAGTTTATGTATTTAAATAAATGAGAAAATATTTTTATTTTAAACTATCGTAAAAATTAAATAGTTTTAATTACTTTTTATTTCATATTTAAAGAAAATTTAACTAATTTAGTACAATGTCCTTTAAGATAAAAAATCGTAAGAAAAAATCAGTTGATAAAAGAACAACTATAGATGCTAAGCATAATAATATGGTAAAGCATTTTAAAGATGAAAAAAAGAAATTACCTACTTTAAAGAAGGAATTAGTAAAAGTAAACTCTTCCTATCAAAAACTAATGGAAAAAAATTTAAAAGATTTTTGTGATATTGAATTTATTACTAAGGATGAGTTAGAGGATAAAATGGAATTATTAGAAGAGGAAATAGAGGAATTGGAAAATTCTACTAAGGAGAAAAATTATTTTTTAGAAACTTCTCCCTTATTATTTGATTATTATGATACATCTCTCAGTAATAAAGTTTCGGAACCAAAGAGTAAAAAGGATAAAAGTAATAAAACCGTTATGGATTGGTTAAATAAGAATCAATCTAATACAGAAAATAGGCGTAGACAAGTATGTGATAATTATTTATCCCTAACTGATCCAAATTTTGTTAAAAGTTTTGAAAAACAAGAAAAAAATAGTTCCCAATGTGAAAAATGTGGTATTGAAAAGACTACTCATCTATCCGATGGATGTATGATATGTACTAAATGCGGAGAAGTATCTTATATAGTAATAGATTCTGATAAACCTTCCTATAAAGACCCACCTCAGGAGATATCATATTTTGCATATAAGAGAATTAATCATTTTAATGAATGGTTGGCACAATTCCAAGCCAAAGAAACCACAGATATACCTCAGGAACTCTATGACCAAATATTAATGGAAATTAAGAAGGAAAGAATAGAAAATATGGGAGAACTTAAACAAAATAAGGTTAGGGAAATTTTAAAGAAATTAAAACAGAATAAGTATTACGAACATGTGCCTCATATTATCAATAAGATAAATGGTTTACCACCTCCTATTATGTCAAGAGAAACAGAGGAGGAATTACGGAGAATGTTTAAGGAAATACAAGTTCCTTTTCAGAAATTTTGCCCTAAGGATAGGAAAAATTTCTTATCATATGCCTATGTTCTACATAAATTTGTGCAATTATTAGATCTAGATGAATACTTAGAT